GTTCCACCTTGAAGTCCCATACCTTGACCAAAACTGCCTACAGTATAACCACCAGCAAAATCACCTACAGCTTTCTTTAAATCAAGCTCACCTCTGCGAACTCCACCACCTATAGTAGAGCCAATAGCTGCACCCATTGGACCACCGTACACAAAACCAACAACAGTACCCACTATTTGGGCTACTTTTCTAAAAGCCTTTCCTAATTTCTTAAAGAAACCAAATTCCGCAAACTGAGTATTAGGGTTTATCGAGTTAGCAGGATGACCTACCGTGTATTGATTAGGGTCTAAATCATGCTTAGCAAAAGCTTGATTAATAATTCTTTGAACCGAAGGATCTTGAACCACTGGAAGTGGCAACACTTGTTCACCTGCAGTTAAATGACCAATATGGTCATCGCCCCCTCTCCCTAAGGAAGCTAATCCCTGTTCATTCATTGCCATAGTATATACTCGTTTGTTATTCCTAAGCTACTCATTTCTTCTCTTCGCCTTTAAATGATTTACTCGAACCTGAAGTTCCTGCGTAAAGCCCAAACCATGCGGCACCTGCACCTACTACAATTGAGATTAACCCAGACTGTTCAAACGAAGGTTCGGGTAATTCCATAAACCACATCACAGTATAATAAAGTAGAAAGATATAGACTGTTAAAAAGGCTCTGGGGAATATCCTCCAACTATCTACAGCTTGGGCTAAGAATATCCATCTCTGATGTGGATTTTTAGTGCCTTCATCTTCGAGTTCTCTTATTCTATCTTTTAAAGCTGACTTTTCTTGAAGTAATTCCATAAATTTACTAAGGTCAATTTCGACCTCGTTACGATCCATGTCTCCGCCAAACCTACCTCTGTCATCACTCATTATTTTCTCCTCTTAGTGGGTTCTTCCTCTTCCTCTTCTTTATCATAGTCTCTGTAGAATTTTACAATACCTAGTATTTCTTTTATATACCTAGTAATATCCGCCATGTCCATACTTAAATGTTCATATTCTTTACTCGACAATGAATAAAACGCTCTCTTTGGTGCTTCCCCTTTTTTCAAATTATCTAAATATACTTGCATACTATCTGGTGTAAGTATTTCCCAATCTACTGGGTCCATTTGTACTTCCATTGGTAAAGGTGGATGGTACATGGGTTGTTGTTTAGCGATGGTGGTTACAGAAACAGGTTTAGCTTTGGGCTGTATCATTGAACAACCAGAAGCTATTAAAGCTAAACTAACTATTATCGCTATCTTCTTCATCAAATTGATTAGGATCGGTTAATTTTTCTAGGTTCTCTAAAACTCGTTTAGAAGCCCTGTTTATTTTACTTTGCATAAGTTCTGGTTTCTCTAAAGTTAACTCATCAAGATCATGAGCTGCAAATGTTTTTCTTAGCTTATTGACATCACGCATTGCTTCTTGTTTGTCTTTTTCTAAAGAAGCCATAAGGGTTTGTGCCTTTTTTTGATTATTTAAAGCTGTCTCTATCGCTTCATTTTGTTCTTGAATTTTAGCTTCTAAAATTAGTTGATTACCCTTTAACGTACTTATGTCGTCTTGTAGTCTGTCTATCCAATACGCTGAACCTGCTATTGTTGCTAATAATAACCCACCCATAATTAAAGCTAATTTCATTTAGGCTCCACAGGAACAAACAACCCTTTTTCTATCAATCTTTGTCTATTTGCCATATGTGCTTCCTCTACTAACGCCTTATTTTCAGCATTATATTTAACGGCATAGCACTCCTTTATCATAAGTTCATTAATATTGCGTAAACTACCTTTTTCAAACTCCGCCCAGACTTCCGCTATTACTCGTCCAAACTTTCCTTTAGCATCTTTTATTTGAGTTTTTAAGACAATTTTCCTACCCTTAATACTTTCTTTAAGAAAGGCTTTACTAAGTTTTCCACGTGCTTTTTCATCTTTATCTCTCGTACGGCTCTCAGGGGTATCAATGCCAGCCATCCTAACACGAACAGCATGATGGATATCAAAGCCAAGGTCAAGAATAACATCCATAGTGTCACCATCAACCACTCTTTTAACTTTACATTTATATTCGTACATTTAATCATCTCCTTTTAGCATTCTATCCCTTAACCGTAAAGCTCTATCCCCTACCTGACTAGACCATTTAGAGTCCATCATTTCTGCAGCAGCAGTTTCCCATTGTGCAGTGTGTAAAGCAGCAAGAAAACGCTTAAACCCACTTAAACGTGGATAGCCTAAATTAAAACACATATTAGCTAAAATACGTTGACGGTTGTCATCTAAATTACGCCACCACGGCTCTTTCATGTCTAATTCATCACACACTATCTTTATATCTTTGTCTAAACATTCTGTAATCCTCTGCTCAGAAATAGGCGTCCCTACTGGTTTTCCATGCTCTTCATCTTTTTCAGTTATTAAGTGTCCTACGCCCATAGTCGGATAACCAAGATGATCTAAATAGATTTCGTACTTATACCCCTCATCCATAATAAGCTCTTTCATTAATTTTTCCATGTTCATAGTATTGGTACCTCGATAGTTCCGTTGGTAGAAATACTTAATTTGCCCAAACCACTTACTCCCTCTACTCCTTTTTCCGTTCCTGCATAAAGATCTACCCATTGTGTTCCTGACCATAGTTGTAATTGACTAGTGGATAAATTCCAAATAATATCGCCTGCTTGAAATTGATTTTTATTACGTTCTGTTGCATTAACGGAAAGAGTAGAATCAACATCTACTTTATTTAAACTAAGCTCCAATACCCTAACTAAACGGTTGAACGTTTCAGAAGAAATTTCTCCTATCGCAACAGGCAGTTTAGTTTCTAATAGTTTAGCCATTAGCGTTTACCACTGGGTTGTAAATCCATTCTAGTAGCACCTACTCTAAACCCCACACCTAGTCTAACTCCTGAAGAACCGTCGTCATCAGACTCAACACGTAATGCTGCTTGTCGTGCTCTTACTCGTGTGTCTATTTTTGTAGTGCTTGATGTGCATGTGTTTGTGGCAGCAGTAGCTAGGCTATCAGCAGGAAAGTTTCTAGTCTTTATTACAAAATTTATTGTTTGGTCTGATCCTCCATTTCCTGTGAATTTCACATCGGGGATAATACGTCGTATTTGTTGAAAAAGAGTTCCATCCCCTAAATCAAAATCACTCGACTCAATGTAGACACTGTCCATAGGCGAACCGTCCGCATCATTACCAGTTTCATGATTATATAAATAGCCTACATTAGCTGTGGTATAGGTTGCCATGGGGTTATTAAAAATTCCCTCATCTAACCAAGCGGTACGAGTTAATTGTCCAATACTCCAAACACCTTCACCATAGTTATACACTACATAGCGGTCAATCGCCGTTTCTCCTGAGGAACAATAAAACCACCCTACTTCATCAAATTCTTTGTTTAAAAACCCAAACACTTGAAAAGATTGCCCTTCCTCTAAATCACTAAATACATAATTTTGTACGGTACAGGAGATTTCGTTGACTTGTCCCGTGTAAAGATAAAAACCTTTTTTATCCATCCAAAAAATACCTTTAGGGGTATTAACTGCAGCTTTAGGTCCAATTAAGCCTACACCTTCATTAACTAAATTAACTCCAAAAGTAAAAGGCTGACCGACAAAGGTCATTGAATAAAGTGACGTATCAGTCCAAACTAAAGTTTCTTGCCTTGCTCGTATCGCTCCTACAATAGCAGAGCCTGCGGATAATCTAAAAGACCCTGCCGTATTAGTGGCTAACGGTTCCCATTGTTTTACGTTTTCCTGATCGCTCCAACAAATAAACATGGGGTCTGACGCTGACGTTCTTACGTTACTATCATTAATTGGGTCAGCTCCAAAACAAATAACGTGTCTATCAATATCACTAACTAATACTTGTAGCGCAATTGTCGGGGCTAAATTGGCTCCAGATAAATCAGAAACAGCGACTGCTCTAGTGGTGGTTCCTGCACTTTGATCCCAATAAAAAACGCCTCCCCCTCTAGGATTCAACACCAGATCTTCACCAAAATTATCATGACTCCAATTACGCAATTGGCTAGAGGCACTAATCGCACTCACACTACCCCAAGTACCTGCACCCCATGTACCTGCACCCCAACCAG